TACCCATGAGTGTAGACAATCTTTGCTACCGGGTTAATCAAGCCGAGCGCGACAATTGCGGGGAATAGGGAGTAGGTGACGTTTGCAAGGCTTGTGACCTCAACATAGTTCTGGGTAGTGTTGATGAAAAGGTCGCTGTTATTGAATGTAGCTCTCTGGGTGTTGCTAACGAATACCTCAAGCGAGCCAACAGATATAATAGGGGAGTTGTATGGGAATACTCTACGTGTTTGCTGGTTCCAGGTGTGCTGCTCGGTGCTTTCTAGGTGCTGGAAAGAGAACCCGCAGTAGCTGTCCACCATTGAAGAAGCAACTGCTATGAGTCTCTCAAGCCTGTTGTCGGTGGACTCCGTTCCGTCTGGCAAAGAAAGTGCTCCTAGTTCGTATTCCCTAAACTCGGAGACCGTAAGATAGCCCATCTCCTTGCCCTGGAATGCGGTTGCCCATGCGCTTGCTGCGGATGTCCCCGTGTTGAAGAGCCTGTAGGTGTACCAGTAGTTAGTTGGATAGCCCGAGTCGGTGTAGTTGTAAACTCCAACCTTTGAGTCGAGGGATAGCAGCGAACCAAGATTGCTGAATGTTCCATTCTGGGCGTTGGCGTACTCCTCGGTGGAGGCTCTGCCGATCTGAATGCTGGTGTATGCAGCGGCCGATGCCGAAGGGTCAGCGATGTTTACGGTAACTTTTATCATGTGTCCATCCTAAAGCAATGGGGCCCGCATGGCACCTAATAAGTGTCCTGCGAGCCCCAATGCAAACTACGGAGTTAATTACTCGGCCTTGCCGAAAACCTTCTCCAACTCAGCCTTCTGGGCATCGGTAAGCTCGTTCTTTGCTGGAGCAACTGCGGATTCCGACTCAACGGTGCAACCCTGGGCAATTACTTCAACAAGATGCTTAGCCTTGACGGTTCCAACCGCCTGGTGAAATCGGACGACGGTGCCGTCTCCGAGAACCAAAGATGAAAGTCCGCTGTGATTGCGAATCTTAACAATCTGGTCATCGGCAACAGCAACCTTTGCAGCCGCGACGGCCTTCTTGGCTACTGCTGCGGAATCTACCGCAGGAGCTTCTCTCTTGTCATCAAACATTTTTTGCTCCTAACGCTTCCGGGACCCCGGATTTCTCCGGGGTCCCTTCAGCAAATTGCCTAGATTAGGCGGTTACGCGGATCTTGGCCTGGAACTGAGGAGCCTTGTTCGCAAAGCCCTGCATCACATACATGATGTAGAGTCGCGTCAGGGCGCCGTTCACGCCAATCGGAATCTCGAGCGTCGTGATCGAGTCCGAACCGAGGTACGGCATTGACCAACCGGCCTCATCTACCACGTAGATATCGCGATAGTCCGTTCCTGAGATCGCATACGAGCCAATGGCGTCGCCTGGGACCGCAAGAATTGGAAGCGAACCAGCCGCCGTAACGACCGAGCCGAAGGTTGCGCCAGCGAGCTGGTCAACCTGCGATGGGGCGTTGTAGCGAACAAGGTTCGTGAGCTCGTTTACAAGACCGGCGTAATCCGTCGGGGTGCAAACGATTGCCGATGGGTTTCCACCGTTGTCAAGGACGCCAGCGACGGCAGTGTTGATCGTGGAAAGATACGAAGCCGTACCCTTACCAACAATCTCGTTGCCGGCAGCAGCGGCCGTGCCGAGCAGCTTGCGGAGTCCGTCAAACGAGTTGGCGTCATAGGCGCCAAGCTCGGTTGCAGCACCAGCAGCCGTCGTTACGGTTGCGTTGCCCTGGAACAGGGTCTTCTGAAGCTTGTGCGCAATGGCGGTGACGCCGCTGCCAAGCTCCTGGGAAAGGCCGTTAAACGGAGAACCGCCGGCGCCAAGCGCAAACTGGTTCTTGAGGGTGATACCACGGCGGGTTGCGAGCACGGCGACGTTAGTCGTCTGGCGCACATAGGTCGCGTTATCGTCCGTCACGGTGCCGGTTTCCGTCTGGAATACGGCATCGCCATAGGCGGTCTGCTGGTTGAACGCGTGCACGAGGCCGTTTGCCGGCTCCTTGCGGATGCGCTCAAAGAATGGGAACTTCTTTACGAAAAGGCTGTAAAGGATAGGCTCGAGGTCCTGGCGGATGAGCGCCGTACCGGCCGAGCTATCAAGGGCCTTTGCGATTGCTGGGTTTGACATTGCAAGCTGGTTAAGCACTGCCGAATCGGCCTGCTTTCCGGCCTGTGTCGAAGCCTGAACATCGAGCATCTCGTTGAGCTCGGTGGTTGACATCTTTGAGAACTTCTTGCGAAGCTCGCGCTGGACGGCATAGGCCTCGGCTGGGTCAAACGTGCTCTTCTTATCGACGTCAATCTCGCGACCAACGTGGACATCGTTCAACGAGGCAAGGCCTCGCTCGACGTCCTGGAGCTTCTCACGAATCTCACTCATGATCTATTAATCCTTCTGCGCCTCAAGGACGCGCTGTACATATGGGCTCAACCACGGAGCATTCTCCGCGGCCTTAACCTGAATTCCTTGCGGAACATCAATAGACTTTCGCCCAACCCCAAGAGCACTAATGCGCTCAATGAGATCGAGAGCCTTCGACATGTCCTCTTCGACCTTGGCCTTTGCCTCTGCGAGTTCGGTCACCTGCGCCTTAAGGGCGGCAACCTCCTCGTGAGCAGCGTTGGCTGCATCAAGAGCGGACTTTGCGATTGACTTGACCTCCTCAAGGGGGGTCACATCAGCCTCGACAACCTCCGCTGCTGGGGCCTCCTCAACGGGGGCCTCAACAACAACTTCCGCCTCGGCCGCTTCCGGCTGTACGGATGATTCATCGCCGTCGAGGGACTTCTCCTCCTCGACGAGCTTGGCGCCAAGCGCCTCAAGCGCAGCAACGGATGGGTCCTTAGCAGGCTCTTCGGCCTCCTCAGGCTCTTCCACCGGAGCGTCTTCCTCACCATCTGGCGAAGCAGAGGCCTTTACCTCTTCCTTCTCCACTGGGTTGGTCTCGTCTTCCGAGACCGCAGGAGCCGCTACTGGCTGCTTATCTTCATTATCCGTGCTGACCGTAACGGTCACACGGGTCTTCTTCTCAAGTTCGCTATCCATATTATTCTCCACACTACTTTCTGCTGATTCCGGAGCATCGCCCGGCATTTCCGGCTTTTCTTTTTCCAATGAACTCTCCTTTACCTCAAAATCATCCCCCTCAAGAAGATCAAGATCGACACCTGCCGACTTAATGCTCTTGATAGCACTATGAAGGTAGGAACGCTGGTTAGCTGGAATGCCAACCACGCTTGCCTCAAGGAGTCTGACCTTTTCAATCACAATTGACTCTGGCTGATCGCCATCGGCAGCCTTGCGGCTGGCCTTCTCGACCCGAGCGCCAATGGACAGGCCCAACTTGACGCCGCGCTTGATTGCGCGATATGCCCTAAGCGCCTCTGGATTTTCGTCCTCGTTTACGACACGGATATTGACATCCAGGTCATAAACCTCTTGGTTTGTCTCCGAGTCCCATCGCTTGACGATCTCGGCGTCAGTAGCCGAGCCAAAGAGGTCCTCTGGGACATTGTAGTTATGATTCAAAAAGACCGTCATATTCTGACGGGCGGTGTCGGCCATGGACTTTAGCGCGTTAAGGGACATCTCATCGCCGTGGAGGTCCCTAATTGAGGAGGATGTGGTTCCCGCGACGAACTTCTCGCCCATATCGTTCTCATATGCCTTTAGGGCATTTGTATAAATCTTGAAGTCCAAGTTCATTTCCTCCGGCTACTATGCTTCAAAGGCGCACGGGGCGCTACCGCCACCAACCTGGTAAACGGCTGTGTCAGTAGATAGTCCCGTATGATCACCCGTAGATAATCTACCAATAAGGCTCTTTTCGCAAGGATATTCATTCCTACACATGCCTGTAATATACAGGTTTTTTATACAAATTGTTTAGAAAAGTGTATACTGACAAGCATGTGTGAGAGAGGGGCAGTTAACTGCCATTTATGTAGGGAATTGAACGCGTCGGAGACTGCCCTTATTGACATAGTGCTAACTATGAGACGCCTGCAAAAGACCCTTTCCCCGATCATGAAGCGCTACGAGGAAATACACCGGGCGCATTCCAGATGCGCGCTTTGCACCATTATGGTCGGGCCAGAGCACCTGGAAACCAAGCTGGTGCCAGAACCCATGGTCCCTAGGGCAAAGGGGCAGAAAAGGTACTCTGTCTGCCCAAACTGCTACGACACGCTCAAATCCATCAAGAGGAGCGTCCCCCAGCAGATTAAGTATTCTCGTCATGTTGAGGAAGAATTGGCTAGGCTAGACGAAGATGATAAAATTGAGTATGATGGCTTCTGGAGAAAGTTTAGAGATGAGAATATTGTAGACACGGACGCCATTCTCGGGCTCGGTGAAGAAAATTCCGACGCCGATCTTAAAGAGGGGGACGAGGAATAAATTGGAATTTAGCGAAAGTGTCGAGATTCATTTCGAGGACGGGAGATATGTCGTGCCGAAGTGGTGGGGCCGCCTACCGTCTTTTCGTGGCATTGGAATGGTTGATGGGATTAGAATGGTCCCGTTCAAGTACACGGAAGCAAGGGCGATTGTAAATAAGGATCTAGACCAGACTGCAATCACTAATGCAATCAGATCTTGGAGAACAAGAAAGCCGAAAGAGGAAAATTCGTGGTAATGATGCCTTGGGAGCGACTAAAGCGCTCCGAATCTACTTCGCAAGCACAAGCAACAGTTGATGCGATTAAGGACGCGATCCTTATCCCCAACTACGATTCGCAGCCGTATGCACGAGGGGCTGGTCAGAGCACGGTTCAGAAGCGATCTGTCAACATGCTTAGGAAGTGGTCGAGAAACAATCCATGGATTAGGGCTGCGATCAACTTGCGCCGCCAGCAAATCAGCCGAGCGCGATGGGATATCGTCACCATTGATGGCGAGAGTCAGGCAAGCGTGGAAATTGTCCACAAGATTAAGCACCTCCTTAGGGACCCAAACACACGAATGGATTCGTGGAGATCATTTATCGAGCCCATTGTCGAAGACATATTGGTACTCGACCAGGGTGCCATTGAAAAGGAACTAACCGTTGGCGCGAAGGCTGGACGAGCCGTTGATCCAATTAAAAACCTCTGGCCAAAGGACGCTTCGAGAATAGCGTTTGATCCAAGCTGGGACGGAAGCAACCTAAAGAAGGCCAGATATTTCGAGTATGACGACACGGGCAAGGTCATTGCTGAGTACAAGAACGAGGAAATGGTTGTAATTGTTGCCAACAAAGTGACGTACTCGCCACTCGGCCTTTCGCCACTTGAGGTCCTTGCTGAGACGATTGAGGCAGACCTCCGTGCTGCAAAGTACAACAACAACATTGTCGAGCAGGCAACCCCTCCCGGCATTATCGACCTTGGCGAGGGCGTGCGCCCAGATCAGGTCGATGCATTTAAGACCTACTGGGAGGGAGAAATCGCCGGCAAGAGTCAAACAGCAATCACCGGCGGCGGCAAGGGTGTCAAGTGGATTCCAATGGCCCAGTCAAACAGAGACATGCAATTCATGGAGTGGCAGATTTATCTGGCACGAAAGATCTGCGCGGTCTTTGGTGTTCAGCCTCAGGATATCGGATTGAACTTTGACGTCAACAAGAGCACTTCCGAGTACGGCGCCGCCTTCACCGCGGACAACGGTATCGCACCGCTATGCGAGCTGATCGCGGATTACATTACCCGCGAAATCGTCTGGTTGTATGACAGAAACCTTAGATTTGTTTACACCGATGTAGGTAGGGAATCAGCAGCCGCAGTTTCCGATTACTACAAGGCTGC